CCCCGGTCTCTTGCATCACGAAGTGCGCGTACAAGCACGCCTGGAGGTCATCGAGCAACCCCGCGGGCGTCTTGGCCCACTTGAGATCGCTCGTGGTCTTGTGGTCCCACACCGCAGCGCCAAGGGTGAGGTCTGGCGAGCCTTCGAAGCGCCCGACGTAGCGCCGCTCCTCGATCCTCATGCCCGGTTGCGGTGGCGGCAGGTGCGCCAGGAGCGCTACGGCGCAATTGCCCTCGGGCTCGTTCAAGTCGGGCATGATGCCGAACTTGTAGTAATTCTCCAGGATCTTGTGCACCCGCGTGCCAAATTGCGTGTAGTACGTCCCTTCGCTCGGGATGTAGTCGATCCATACCCACGCATACTTGCGCGGGCAGAGCTCGAGCATGGCGAGGGACGAGGGCGAGCGGGGGCTAGGCACGGGACCGGATGTCTTCCGCCACGTCTTCGAGTACGCGTGCTTGGCATTCCAGATAACGGGCGGTTTCACCCTTCGCGAAGGGGATTGCCTCACGGAGTTGCCGGGCCTGATCCGCGCAGATCTTCGCGCACGCCTCGCGTTCTTCGTCCGCAGCACGACGGATGGCGTTAGCGATCGCGTCCTGTAGGTGTGGGAAACCAATCGGCACGAATTGATCGACGATGTACGACGCTTCGCTCTCGGGCGTTTTCACTTCAGCGCCTTTCCCGCGGCGTACCCGCCGATCGCTCCGGTGATGCAGCCGAGGGCGAAACCGAGGAAAAGGATCAGATGCCATTCGTGCATTACTTTTTCCTCGGTGGCGGGGGCGGTTTGGGTTGCCAAAGCCAGACCACGACGATGAACGACGTACAGATGACGAACCAAATCACGAAAGCCTCCCATCGGCGAGCGGCCTCAGGTTCTTCACGAGGCTGCGCGTGGGCATCGTGCAATCGTCCCAGAGCACGCGGACGATGGTCGGGGAGACGACCTCCGTCACCGTGCCGTAGGAGCAGAGCAGTTGGTTGTGTGCGACGCGGGATCCGGTCTTGATGTCGGTGTCGAAGCGGAGCAGAGCGTTCATCAGGTCTCCTCGTCCCATTCGGGGACCGCGCCGTTGGCGATCCAAAGATCCACGATGCGAGAATCCGGGGTCGTGGCGAGCCACGAGTCGTCCTCGTCTACGAGGCCCCATCCTGCGGGGCGCTCGCTCACCACAATCCGGCATCCTGCGTAGCGGCTCGTCGTGTCGGTCATATGACTATCCTAAGTGGACTTAGTTTGCTTGTCAAGCTTCTCGCCGATCTTTTTCGCGCGGGCCTCGTCGACCGCCGCCACGACCCAGCCGTACGAGACGCCGCGCGTGATCCAGTCACGGATCACGCTCGACGTCCCCAGCGGCAAGACGTGCACGCCGTCCGTCCACCAGAGGGGATTCAGGACGGGGGAGGGCATTACCTCGATCCTTTCGGTTATTTCAGAGCCCAGAGAGTGCACTCTGGGACGCTGAAATCTCCGCCCCGCCATGCACGACGCCTGTTCCGCTCGAAATTCTCTACGAGGCTAGGTGCGTGCGCGCCGCCGAACGAGAGATATTCAGGCGTTCGCCAGCGTTTCGATCGCCTCTCGTAACCCCCGAATTGCTGTAACTCCCCCTCAGGTGAGTAGAATTCGGATTCTTCGACGTACAGCATGTGATCACCGTAATGGACAGGCAGAACACGTAAGCCGTCTTCCCAATAGTACACCTTCCCAAAATACATACAGTGGAGATACTTCTCATAGAGTTTGGGAGAAAAGGGGCGATCCGACAGCGCATCCTTACGTGTACTCAGCCAGATCACCGCCGCACCCCAGTTATGGTAGCGCAACGTGCGGGCCGCGATCTCGTTCATGGAGAGGCAACTGGCCTGTACCTCGATCGCGACAACGTTACCATCGATGATCGCCAACACATCGGGACGAGAGTCTAGCCCCCACGGGGAAAGCCCTAGCTCAAGCCAGGCCTGATAACCGGCTGCCACCAATGCCTCGTAGATCCCATTCTTGGCCTGCCTATGATCCTCGGTCTCACCAGCTCCGTAAGTACAGGTATACGGCGGCGCGTGTGCGAAGTGGTGAATTTTGACAGCTCCCTTTTTGAGGATGACGGGGCTTTTACATGCCGGACAAGCGAACGGGCCATCGATCTTGTTGACGTGGATCCCGCGAACATGCTCTCCGGACCCGATCAGCGCCTTCAGCATCGGCTTTTCCGCCCGGGAAGATGTTGAGCCGAGAAGAAGAAATGCACGAGCTTGGGGATCAGCTCTTTCGGCCAGTTGAACCTTCCCAGAAGGGATATAGCCTGAGCCTCGGTATTCTTTCCGCAGAACATATCAAGATGATGATCCCAAACGAAACCCCCACGAGCACGCTCGGCTCGTAGGACGCGCTCCGCACACTGATCACCGTATGTATTGTGACACGTCACGTAGAACGAAATAACAGCATCGTACCGCGGATCATCTACTCGAGCGGCCTCTTCCAAAGGAGGGGGTTGGGTAAACCACGACACCCAGCCATGTTCGGGATGATCAATCACTTTACCACATAGATCGCACGTGAACTTTTTCATTTCGTCCCTCCTACCAGGTGATACGACCTGTCCTTATACGATCCACTCGTCGTGAGCTCGGGCGTCGGGCCTGACATCATCGTACCGATTGCGGCGGTCGCTCGAGAATGGCTGATACCCACGGCGCTCGCGATTTGATCGCGGGTTTTGAAGAACAGGTTGGTTTGTAGCCACGCCCGGATCTTCTCCACGTCCGATTGCATCGCTGCGTTGCTCTTCTCCGCCACCGTCTTGTGTTCGATGTCGTTCGCCCGCACGCGCAGGCCATCGCCTTCGGTGTCCTCGATCACGAGCGCGAAGTCGTCCAAGGTCACGCCAGAGGTCTTCTCTTTCTCGTGCGTGACGAGCTTGGGGCCGAGCTTGTCTTCGCTCTCGAACACGAGCACGCTCGCCGAGCCGTCGAAGATCGCACCCGATCCACGGATCGCCATCTTCGCTCCTCCCGGCTTGTCGTGGCTCGGTTTGCGCGCGTGGTGGATGAACAGGAAGGCGCAACCGTGCTTCTCCGACAGCCTGGCCGATGCGTCGAGCGGCTCGCGCGCTTCGCTACTGTTCTCGTCCATCCCGGGATTCGAAGCGCGGTACGAATCGACGATCACGAGGTCGAAGCCCTCGATCACCTTCTCGAGCGTCGCGAAGCCCGCCGGCGTGTTCGTGTACCACGTGGGGAAGGGCACGAGGCGCAGGTAGCCACGCAACGCCTCCGCGTCGATGCCCTGCGCGCGGGCGATGCGTTGGTAGCGCCGGCGCGTGAGGTTCTGGCCTTGCTCGTAATCGAGGTGCAGGACACGACAGCGCCGTGAGCCGATGAATTTGCCCCACACCGGCCTTTTGTTCATCCAATCGCCCGCGTGGTCTTCGCGTGCGAGGTCGATCGCCAACTGTTGTACGGCCGCGGTCTTGCCGGAGAAGCCGTACCCAGCGATCAACGCAGGCGGACCCTGGGTGATGCCGATCCCGTGCACGAGGTAGTCGACGACGGGCAGCGGCGCGAAGATCTCGTCGACGTCGAGGGAGACGCCACCCGTGAGGGGCTCGCGCGCGCTGTGCAAGGCGTGCAGGAGGCCCACATCAGGTAGCATCGATCCCACGGCGGGCTCGCGTGTGCTGCCTAGCGCGCGCTCGGTCGCGCGCCCGAGCTCGGCATCGGACCAAGGCGGGACGGCGCGGGCATTGTACTCAAGTAGGAGCTGGTAACCGACCTCGGGCCCGAGCGCGAAGCCTCGTACGAGCACGGCAGCGGCCTTCATCAGCGCGGCCGAACCGTTCTGGCCTTCGATGCTGGGTGGTGCGTTGGCCAGCCACGATCGGGCGGACACGATCGCATCGGTCGTGGGCGTGGGCCAGATGGACGAGGTTGGCGCGGGGATGTCGGGCGCGGCGGACAACGCTTCGATCATCCACTGCGGCGCGTCCGCGACGGCCAGGAGGGGCTCCTGCCACGTATAGGGCTTGCCGGTCTCGTGGTGGATGCTCGGCGGTGCGACCACGTAGCCCTTGCCGCCGATCCTCGTGTCGATGCCGGGGGCGAGTTTCTTCTGTGCGAGCGCGGCGCCGTTCGTGCGGAACCATCGATGCTCGCCGCGCTTGCCGCTGATCGCCGTAAGCGTGGGCGGCAGGGGTGGGATCGTGGAGAGCGCCGCCATGTCGTCCACATCCACGACCACGTAGCCCTGGGGGATCGCGATCGCCACCTGGGCATCCTCGGGCCAATCCTCGGCGGGCTTGGTCGTCGCGTCGTGGAAGCCGTGGGACGTGAGCGGCTTCTTCTCCCTCGTCGGGAAGACTGGCCATCCCGCCGCGGCGAGCGTGAGCGCGTCGGAGCGGCTCATGCGACGAGGGAGAGCGGGTCCGTGCTGTAGACGCGGCAGAGGGCGAGAAGCGCCATGCTCTTGGGCTCGGTTGCGCCTGCCTCGTAGGCGTAGAGGCTGGCAGGCTGGACGCCCGAGAGCTGGCAGGCTTCGAATACGGTCAGGCCTGCGGCTTCGCGGGCGGCGCGGAGACGGGGGGCGATCTCGGACCAGTCAGGACGAGCGGGCATGAGAACACTTCTAGACAGAAGAAGTAGAACCGTCAAGTAGGTTTTCTCTTTTTCTAGGGACGGCGCCCGCATGTAGGATTCGCGCCGGGCGGGAATCGGGGCGGGATTGGGCGGGAATCTCAGATTCCCGCCGGGCGGGATTGGGCGGGATTGGGCGGGAATTTTGGCCGGGCGGGAATTGCGTCAACGATAACGAGGGGTTAGATCGATGCCGCCTTCGCGCCCAAATGCGCCCCCACCTTCGGTGGTGCTCCGCTCCCTCGGTGGGGCGCGAACGTCAAGGCGGAATCGAGGCGGGAACGGTTGGGGGAGGGATGGCGAGGGGTGCGCAAGCCGGGCGCTGCGCTGGTGGCGGTTTGACAAATATTTCTCGACGCGGTACGCGAAGAGACGCCCTAAATGACCAGGCCGTTCTCGGAAAAACCTGGCGGAGATATTTCCCTCGGCGCCGACAATTCTCTTGACTTCGAGGTCGATTGCGAAATCCAACGCGGCCTCAATAATCACGACCACAATTGCTGGGCTAAATCTCACGCTCGCGTGCGGCGCGAACGCAATGCAACCGCCGACGCGCTCGAGGCCGAAGTCAAGCCCATTTGGGATATTTATTACGTCACGCTCGTTCGCGTCTGCACGCACCGACTCGATAGCGACAATCTCGTCGGCGCATTCAAAGCAGTTCGCGATCAAGTGGCGCAATGGCTTGACATTGACGACGCCGATCCGCGCATCGAATGGGCCTACGTCCAGCGCATTGTCAATAAGAAAGATATCGCTCCGCGCAAATCGTACGCGCGCGTGCGCATCTCCCCAGACGCGCGCCCCCTTGCGCATGCGGAAAGTCTCGCGCGCGTACATGCGACCAGGCGCGCGCCCGAGTCCTTGACCGATGCCAAGGTCGCGCGTTTCGTACAGAAGCCCAGGGCCATTCCTGATCTAGCCGGTGGCAAGCCCGAACGTGTAATCGAGCTGCAAGCACGGCCCAATAGCGTGAGCTCACGCATGCGCATTCGCCTCATGCGCAACACACGTGACAGCGGCATTGGCAAGGGCATTCTATATGCGCATCTATCGCTATTCTGGGAACAGCGAGGCATTGGCTGGCGCTCGCAAGGTGTATCAGTAAGGCTCGAAGAAATGCGAGAAGTAGCGCTTGCATTGAATGCGTACGCGGATGCGTGCGGGGTGCCGGGATTGGACCCGGGGGCGGGGGTGATTTCACCGGCGCGCGCGACGGGGCGGGGGAGGGATACCCCCTCGGACGATGTGAATGGTACTGAACGCCCGTTCCCCCGCCACCCCCAGAACCAATACGGCGCCTGGGCCCTCGCCGAAACCCGAGCTCAGGGCTGGGAACCACCCCCGAGGCCGCCGAAGCCTGCGGATTACGAATCCCCCGATCGGCCGCGGAAGCGCGCCCCGAAGGGGCCAGCGTCGGTAGAGGCCTCGGAGCCCGCGCCCGAGCTCGACTGCAACGCCACGGCCGAGGACTCGGACGATGAAGAAAGTTGACGAAGACCCTTGACGAGTGAACTAAGTGCACTTATTATGGTCATATGAAGACCGGCGACAAGGTGAATGTGAAGATGGCCCGGGGCGGCATCCAGAGCGGCACGGTCGTCAAGGTCAATGCTGACGGCTCCTTCGTTTGGATCAACTCTGCCAACTACAAGCGTACGGCTCGCCCCGGCCATGTTACGGCCTCGACGCCTAGGCCCCCTGAGGACGCCAGCGGGTATTTCGCAGACTGGGAAAATGACGAAGGCGACGAATAGAAAGGGGCCGGGGGGTAATACCCGGCTCAATTCAACTTGGCATGATTACCTCAAGAAACATGCCAACACAAATACTGTAACCGAGAGATCCTACCATGAAGATCGCGCTCCCCCTCCTCTTGCTCCTCGCAGGCTGCGCGCACCCCCAGCCGGTGAACCCCAGCCCGCACCCGACGGCGTGGTTCGTCGTCGACTCGCAGGTCTGGTATTGCGATGGCAACGCCCCGCCCACCGCGCCGCTCTGCCGACGTTTCGGCGCGCCGACGGCGGGCGACGTCTTGGTGCACTGATGACCCCGAAGGAACTGATCGCCGAGGCGCGCCGAAGGTCCGGACCCAGCGCGGCCCTCTTCCAGGACATCCGCGGGCTACTGGGCGATCTCGCCGACGCGCTCGAAGCCTCGGAGGCGGCGATGGAGGCGGTGAGGGAGGCCGAAGAATGGAACGACGCTGACTTTGATGCCGTTGTGGCCCAGCGCGACGCGGCCATCGCTCGCGCCGATAAGGCGGAGGCGGACCGCGACGAGGCGCAACGAGAGAGGTTGTCGGCGCTGGCCGAGCGCGACGACGCGTGGCGCGAGAACACGAATCCGCAGGTAGCAGCCGAGCGCGACGCGGCCTTCGCTCGGGCAGGCGGTCTGGGCGAAGTGGTCATGCGACTGACCGACGAGCGCGATCGATTGCTGAACGAACGCCACGACGCCATCGCTCGCGCGGAGAAGGCGGAGCGATTCCGTATGATCAACGGATTCAAGAATGTCGTGGCGTTGGAAGAAGAGCGCGACGCGGCCATCGCCTCGGCAGCGGCGATGCGGGCGGCGCTGGAGAAGATCGGCACCAAGGTCGCAGAGCAAACCGACGACGAGGATCTTGTGTGTCGTCGCTGCGGGGACGGTTACCACCTCGGAGACGGATTGGAGCCGACGCCATACTGCAACGGTTGCGCTCACGCATTGATCGAGGCGCACGTTGAGATCGCCCGCGCCGCCCTCCGCGACACGGCCGGCGGGGAGAAGACATGATCCGCCCCATGCGAGGACAGGTGGTCATCCGGGAGATCCCACCCACCCCGAGCGCCCGGCTCTGGACGCCCGACCCGAACCCGCGCCAGGTCACGACCCACACCGGCCGCGTGCTCGCGCTCGGTCCCCCTGCCCGGACGGCCGGGGGCGCGGAGGTGCCGTACGGTTTCGGCGTCGGCGACCTCGTGCTCTACAGGTTCACCTTCATGGAGAAGCTGGCAACGAACACCTGGGAAGACCAGCCGGCGCACTGGATCCCTCAACAGGATGTCACCGCGGTGTGGATCGAGATGTGCGGCTCCCTCGTCAACTACGCTGGCGGAGGCGTCGCTTACCAGTGCGAGCTCGAGGACGGCCACGACGGCTACCATCGCGAAGGCGAGACGACATGGGCCGGGCCCCACTTCCCTCGCATCGACGAAGTGGATTGCACGATCAGTTTCGACAAGGGGGACGAATGATCCACGTCATCAGCACGACAGGCGCACCGCCCCCGCACGCGAAAGCGCGTTGCCTCTACTCGGTCGCGAGCCAGACCATCCCCGCGATGCACCACTACCTCGAGTTGCCGGAACGCCCTCCCCAAGGATTCCCGCACTTCCCCGCCCTGCTCGCCGTCCTCGCCGAGCTCGCGGACGATGACATCGTGGTGAGCCTCGACGGAGACGATTGGCTCGCGCACCCCGGCGTGCTCACGCGCGTGCAAGAGGAGCACGACGCCGGCGCGCTGGTCACCTACGGGTCGTTCATCTACGCCGACGGGCGGCGGGGGTTCGCCTCGCAGCTCGTCGGCCCCGTGCGCGCGAGCCCGTGGGTCACAACGCACCTCAAGACCTTCCGCGCGGGGTTGGCGAAGAAGATCCCCCACGCGCACCTCCAGACGCCGGACGGCCTGTGGCTCGAGAACGCCCGGGACCAAGCGCTGATGTTCCCGCTCGTCGACATGGCGGGCGACCGCGCGCGCTTCATCCCCGACGTCCTGCACGTGTACAACGCCGCCAACTCGGACGAGTTCACCAAAGGACCATCGTTCATCATGGCCGAGCTCGAAGCATCGGCGTACCTGAGGGGGCTACGGCTGTGAGCATCTTCGACTCGATGTACCTCCCCGGTGGCACCGGCTCGGGCGTCGGCTCTGGCGTGACATACACCGCGGGCTACCGGGCCTTCCTCGAGGGCTTCATGGAGAAGCACGCGATCCGTAGCGTGCTCGACGTGGGGTGCGGCGATTGGCAGTTCTCCCGGTTGATCAACTGGGGTGACAGGCTCTACGTGGGCCTGGACGAGGTTCAATCCTTGATCGACTGGCTGAACGTTGGATACGGGACGTCCATCCGGGGTTACTTCACCACCAAGATCCCCTCGATGACCTTCGACCTCTGCATCGTGAAGGACGTCATGATCCACCTACCCAACGCGGAGGTCATCGCCCTGCTCGGTCGGCTGGCGCATCACAAGCACCTCTTGATCGTGAACGACATCCCCACGTCGTTCGTGCAAGACTTCTTCACCACGCTGAACGTCGACGTCGCGCGCGGACATTACCGCCCGCTCGACATCACACACGCGCCCTTCAACGTGAAGGCCGAGATCGTCTACCGCTTCCCGCAGCTCAACCACGAGACCAAGGTCGTGCACCACCGGGGGCCGGCGTGAAGTATCTGATCGCTCACGCGGGGTGGGACCCGAAGCGCAAGATCCCTCTTCAACGGCTGACGCGTAATCTACTCGATCAATTGGAAGACTCTCCCGCGGACCACCACTACCAAGTGGTCGAGTCCAAGGGCCCCGAGCATGCCGCGATCTGGTCGCGGCGCCTGTGGGAGAAAGCCGCTCGGCAAGATGATCACGTGTGCCTCTTGAACGATGACGTGATCCTTGCGCCGGACTTCGTGGAGATCATCTCTCGTGCCGTGGCGGCCGTGCCCGACGAGCCCATCTCCCTGCATTGCACCAACCCCAACGCCGTGGCGATCGAGGGCGCGTGGGCGCGGTGCTACCACTACTCCGGCCCCGCGGTCATCCTGCCCCCGGGCGCGGCCAAGAGCCTGTGCGAGTACGTCTACACGCTCCCCTGGTCGATGGTCTCGCGCATGAACGAGGACAACCTCGCGAACGAGTGGGCGTGGTCTCGGCAGCGGCCCTTCTGGTACCTCTTGCCCGCGCCGGTCACGCACGACACGGGCGTGCCGAGCACCTTGGGCTACGACAACCACCCGCACCGGACGCCGACCGTGCTCGGTCCCGAGCGCGACCCGACGGTCACGGACCGAGACGCCGTGCCCTTCATCGAGCTCGACTGGTGTCTCGTCAAGGGACTGAATTACCGCCGGCTCGTCATCCAGGCGGGCCGGCACCTCTGTACCTTCTGCGTCTCGCGCGAAGGCGTCGTAGGCAACGCGCAGGTCAAGGCCTGCCTGCCGTGTCTGGCTGAACTCGGCAACACCGTGGAGAGGGGGCGCTAGTGTCTCTTTTGTTGGCTACACCCGTCCGCGCCGCCGAGCTCGCCACGGCCCACGTCAGCCTGGGCTACTCGGACTTCCGAGAGAAGCTCGTGCGCCTCATGTCGGACTACACGGCCCTGTGCGGCTCCGTGACCTTCGGCCTCGACGTCGTGCGCGCGCGGAATCGCATCGTTGGGACCATCCTCGCGAACGAGCAATTCGCGAACGTGACGCATGTCCTCTGGGTCGATGACGACCAATGGCCCGAGGACGTGACGATCGTCCCGGAGATGGTCACCTACTGCCGCGGCGTTCTCGGCGCGCCGTACACGAACAAGAAGCACCCGATGCGGTGGGTGCACAGGCCCGACGGCAAAGGTGGCGTCATGGGCGTGGGCTTCGGCTTCACGATGACGACGCGCGACATGTTGGAGAAGCTCTCCGCTGACGCGCGCTGGTACACGGACTTCCCGCAGGCGGTCCGTTGCCCCAACTTGTTCGGCCAGTTGTACGACACCTTCACGCACGAGGGGCGCGAGGTGGAGACGCTCCTCTCCGAGGACTTCTCGTTCTGCAAACGCGCCCTGGAAGCAGGCTTCCCCGTGGAGCTCTACACCAAGGCGGGCATCGTGAACCACGCCGGCGGGCACGTCTGGAACGCTCGAGAGATGAAAGGCGGGGTAGTCGGATGAGCCTCAAGCCGTTCTGGCGCTACTACGGCGGGAAGTATCGTGCTGCGCCACATTACCCCCCTCCGAAGCATGAATGGATCGTGGAGCCATTCGCCGGCGCGGCCGGGTACGCGACGCGCTACCCAGATCACAAGATTATCTTGGTGGACAAATACCCCGTGATTGTCGGTATTTGGCGCTACCTGATCCGCACCTCATCTCGAGAGATCCTCTCGATTCCGGAAGTAGAAGCGGTCGCGGATCTCCCGTCGTGGGTTCCGCAAGAGGCGCGCGATTTGGTTGGCTTCTGGATGAATGCGGCGGTTTGCGCCCCGCGCGCGCGGCTCTCAGCCGGGCGAAAGAAGCTCGCGGGCATGGGCCGGAAGTTCGAAGGTTGGACGCCTGCAACGCGACAACGCATCGCGGAACAAGTGGATAAAATCCGGCATTGGTGCGTGATTGAGGGGTCTTACGATATCGTCCCGAACTTCGATCATCCGGTAACGTGGTTTGTTGATCCACCATATGACAATGACGCAGGCGCGCACTATGTCCACGCGAGCGTGGATTACTTGCATCTCGGGGCATGGTGCTCGTCCCGTCATGGTCAAGTGATCGTGTGTGAGAATGAGGGAGCGACATGGCTACCGTTTCAGCCGTTTCGAACGTTGAAAGCGGGTGTCAACAATACCTCGGGCGGCTCGCGTGAGGTAGTTTGGTACGGTGATACATGACCGCGCGAGACATCCCCGGTTGGAGCACGGACGTCGTGCCGTGGGCGCAATGGATCTCCTCGCGCATCCCCCATGGCGGGACGTACCTGGAGGTCGGCGTCTTCCTCGGCGCGAGCCTGGCCGCCATGGGCGAGCTCCGGCCGGACATCAACCTCATCGCCGTCGACCCGTGGGACGCCGCGCCCGCACCCGGGTGGGTCGGTGTAGAGCCGAGCATCTTCGCTTCGACCGTCGCGCCGCACGGTTCGCTCTTCATGGCGTTTCTGAACATCATGCGGCAGCACGCTTCGGACACGCTCAGGCGCACGAAGGTCATCCGCGGGAGCGCCTCGACGGTGGTCCTCTTAGAGAAGGTCGACATGCTCTTCATCGACGGCGCGCACGACTACGACAACGTGATGACCGACCTCCACGCCTTCGCGCCGCTAGTGCGCAAAGGCGGCATCATCTCCGGCCACGACTACGATCACACGGGCGTGTCGGCCGCGGTGGACGAGTACCTAGGCTGTAAGCCGAACCGCGGCACGCCCGACGGCAGGGGGATCAACTGTTGGTGGACCACATGAACGATCACGAGATGCTCTTGACCGGCCGCGGTGCGCTGCCCTTCCGTTTCGCACCGCCGCCCGAGGTCGAGTCCGAGCTCGAGATCCCCAAGATCCTACACATGGTGTGGATCGGCGGGGAGATGCCGGACAGGTACCGACAGAACTTCGACGACTTCATCACGCACAACCCCGCGTGGAACGTTCGCCTCTGGGATGACATCAGTATCGCACTCGTGCTCGAACGCATGCACAACCGCGACCTCTTCGACGCCGAACCGAACATCGCCGCGAAGGTCGATCTCTTGCGCTACGAGATCGTGCACCACTACGGCGGCGTGTACCTCGACGCCGACACGCGCTCGCTTGGCCCGGGCTCGCTCGAGCGCATGACGCACGCCTTCGTCACCGTCTCCGGTCCCCCCTGGTACAACACGGGCAACGCGCAATTCGGCTTCGCGAAGGGCTCCGAGTTCCTCGACTACGTGATCGGCAACGCCCGCGACTCGCGCGTCCGCGCGCGCCCCTGCCTGACCGAGCGCACGGGCCCGACGTTCCTTACGACCTGCGTGCTATCGTTCGGAGACATGCGCATCGTGCACCCGAACGGGAGGGGGCTCTTGGAGAAGGTGCATCACCTCGCAGAGAAAAACTGGTGAAGCCCCGCAAGACGAGCGAGCTCGCGAAGCTCGACTTGATGGACTTCATCACGAAGGTTTCGCCCGAGCACAACCGACCGGAGCACCTCAGGGAGTGGGTTGACCTGTTCGAACAGGTGGCCCGCGGTGAACCCGTGCGCGCGTTGTGCGCCCTCCCGATCCGCCACTACAAGACCGAGACCACGCTGCACGGGATCGTGTGGCTCCTCTGCAAGGATCCGACGAGCCGCTACCTCTTCCTCACGCACAGCTTCGACCGCTCGCGTTCGATCGGCAAGCGCGTGCGCCGCATCGCGGAGATCTCTCACGTGGGCCCCGTCACGGGGCACAACACGATCGAGAAGTGGAGCAACATGTACGGCGGGGGGCTGGTCAACATGTCCGCCGAGCAGTCGCGCCTAGGTGAGGACGTGCACGGCGTCTTTTTCGATGACCCGTTGGACGAGCACGCGTCATACGAGCAAGCCCGGCGCGACTCGGTGGACGAGACGATCTCCCACTACACCGCGCGATGCATGCGCCGCGGCAAGCCCGGCCCGGTCATGGGCGTCATGAGCCGTTGGCACCCGGACGATCCGATCGGTCGACGCTTGCTTCGCGAACACGCGGCGATGTCGTGGGTCTACATCCACAAGCCCGCGATCGTGGACGAAGGCCTCCCGACCGAGCACGCCTTCGCGCCCGACGTGTGGGATCTCCCCGCGCTCCGGAAGATGCGCTTGGAGCTGGCCGAGCAGGATCCGACCGAGCGCATTTGGCACGCGCAGCTCATGGGCAACCCCAAGCCCGCGGGCTTCGCGAAGTTCCGCCCCGACCCGGCGCGGTGGTCGGTGCTCCCGGATTGGAACTACCGCATCGCGTTCGGCATTGACCTCGCGTTCACGTCGAGCGAGACGAGCGACTACTTCGCGATCGTTGCGCTCCGGATCATGGGGACGAAGGCCTACGTCTTGGAGGTCATGCGCACGCGCCTGGATGCCCACTTGATCGAGTCGACGTGCAAGGCCTTCCTGAACAAGTACGGCCGCGGGCCGATGTTCTCGTACGTCAGCGGCCCCGAGGTTGGCATGGTGAAGCTACTCCGCGAGCGCGGGCTACCCATCCACCCCATGCGCGCGCGGTACAACAAGCTCGTCCGCGCCGAGAGGACGATCAAGAGGTGGAACGACGAACAGATCGTCATCCCCGCGAACGCCCCTTGGCTGAAGGGCTTCCTTCACCGCGTCGAGATGTTCCGCGGGGAAGAGAAGGGTCACGACGATGACGAGATCGACGCGCTGGTCTCGGGATGTGACGGGGGCCTCGGCGGCGTAGCGGCCGGCATTGTCAAGACCCTGGGAAAGAGCTATCAAGGGCTGTAGCGGCGAAAGGAGCCGCTCCCCCATGGCTGACCTCAAAGACAAGGCGATCGATCCAAGCACCAAGGCCCTGATCGAGGCGTTCAGCGAAGCGATCCGCTTGAACCGTCAGCCTTCCGAGCTCGAGAAGATGGGCTTCTCGCCCGAGAAGATCGCACAGCTCGTCGATCCGACCAAGCCGCTGCGTTGGCGCAAGGTCGCCTGCAAGAGCGAAGAGACCGGCGCGACGTTCATCGCTCACGTGAACGAGAGCCGTCCCTTTCCCGCGGGGCGCATCATCTCCCTCGGCGGGTACACGCACCCGATCGGGATCACGACGTATCGGAAAGACGGCGGTCTCGTGCCAGATGGGCTCCAGATCCTCCTCGCCGGTGTCGCTTCTCCGGAAGAGGGTCGGCGGATCCTGAAACAGGATTGCACGATCCACTACCTCCAGTGGCGATGGACGGAGTACCTCCAGCGCGACACGCTCCGCTACAGCGGGAAGGAACTCAAGAGGACCCTCGTGGTCGACGATGCGACGTGGAATACGCCTTGGCAGGATGGTCGTCACGGTAGGGTCGAGGCAACGTAGCCCGTGGCCGAAGATGCCGGGTACGGTCCGCCTCCGGGCAACCCAACGGGCCCCGCTCGGGGCTCGGGGGATGTCCCTTTCGCGGATCTTGCCCGGCGTTGGATGTCCGGCCTCAACGCCGACACGAACGATCCGGCTTTCCGCAAGCCTATCGATGCGACGGATCCGAATACCAGGGCGCGCGCGAAGCTCATCTATCGCGACGTCCCCCTCGTTACGATCCAGAACACGTGGTCGATCAACGATGTGCGCGGCGCGTTGCTCGCACATCTCACGGGCACCTTCTACCAGTCCGGCATGCTGTGCGACTCGATGTTGGGCGACGATCGGATCACCGCGACGCTGAACTCTCGCGCCGCGGGTTGGCTCGGGCGCGAGGTCCGATCCCGCCCGGCTGACGACTCGATGGCGGCGAAAGAGTGCCACGACGCGTGGATGGCATGGTGGCCCCGTCTCGCAGGCGACAGCGCGATCCGTGAGATGTTCGACTACGGCACGATGATGGGCTTTTCGCACGGCCAGATCGTGTGGGACACCGATCAGAGGAACATCGACTACGCGCCGACCATCCGCCCGTGGCATCCGGTATTCACCTGGTATGACTGGATGCTCCGGTGTTTCCAGGCGATCGGGCAGGACGCGACGATCCCGATCATCCCGGGCAACGGCAAGTGGATCGAGTTCGCGCCGTATGGCTCCTACCGCGGCTGGATCCGCGGTGCGATCCGCCCGTGCGCGGAGCCCTGGATGCTCCGTCACTACGGCTTCCGCGACATGGCTCGGTTTGGCGAAGTGCATGGAAATCCCACGCGCTTGGGCTACGTGCCGATCGTCAGCGATCCGATCGAGCGTTCGGCGTTCGAGAACTCGCTCGGTCGGCTCGGGGCTGACACGTCGATGATGATCCCCCGCGGCGTCGATGCGAACGACGGCCTCGGCTACGACTACAAGCTGGTAGAGGCGACGAGCAAGGCGTGGGAGGTGCACCCCTGCCAGATCGACCGCTGTGACATGGCGATCGTCCTCGCGCTCCTGATGGTCAACTTGACCACGCAGGTCGAAGGCGGATCGTACGGCGCCGCCAAGGCCCAGATGGACGTGCGGTCCGAGGGCTCGCAGCTCGATAACGCGACATGGAAGCGCACGCTGTACAACCAAGTCGCGCGGCCGTTCGCCTACCTCAACTTCGGCGATGCTGACCTCGCGCCGTGGACTTGGTGGGACGTCAAGGGCGCGCAGGAGTACGCCGACAACGCGCGGCAGTTCCAAGCTGTTGGCACCGGGATCGAGACCATGTTCCGAGGCGGGATGAAGTTCCGAGACGTCGAGAAGGTCCGCCGCTGGATCAGCGAGACCTTCGGCCTCGACAACTTCCCGGAGTTCGATTTCGTGACGCCGCCGACTAGCGGTGGAGGGTTCGGAGCATGAAACCGCGCTACCTCAAGCCCGGCGAGATGTTGGCGGTGATGCCCGGCCGCCTTCACACCGACCGCCACGGCATGTTCTGGATGATGGGCTCCGGCCCGCTCCCGAACGAGCGCAAGGGCGACACGGTGATCGTCCACGTCCGCGGTGAGCTCGAGCATCACAAGGAAGATTACAGCCCGGCCGAGTCGTACGAGGGGATCCTCGAAAAGTTCCGTTGCGCGTACGCGGGCGAGGGGGAGATCGATGAGGAGGGGGAGCCCGTCGAAGCGACTCCGCCGAAGGCGATCGTTCTGTGCATGGACTCGCCGGGCGGCGTCGTTTCGGGCCTGAACGAGTGCGTTGCCGATCTCCAACGCATGCGCAAGGCGAACCCGGAGGTCAAAGTCACGTGTTACGTGAACGAGATGGCGACGAGCGCGGCCTACGCGCTCGCGTGCTCGTGCGACGAGATCGTGTGCCCTCCGTCGGCGATCCTCGGCAGCATCGGGGTCATCTCGACCATGATCAGCGCCGCGGGGGCGGACAAGAAAGCGGGCTTCGACGTCCGGTTGCTCACCTCCGGCACCCGAAAGGCCGACGGACACCTCCACGCACCGATCGACGAAACCGCCGTCAAGGTGGAGATGCAGCGCGTCGAAAAGCTCGCGACGGCCTTCTTCCGGTTGGCCGGCCAGGCCCGAGGCATCTCCGTCAACAAAATTCGTTCACTACAGGCTGGCATCTTTCTTGGCAAAGATGCTATCCGTGAGGGGTTGGCTGATAGGGTCTCGTCCTACAGCGACCTTCTCGCGGGCACCCAGGAAAACCTCGATAAGCCCGCCGCCGCAGGCGGCAACCAAACGGATCGCCGCCTCACGGAGAAAAAGATGAACATCACCTCGCTGATCAAGAAGACCAAGGCGGCACTCGCGGCGACGGATGATCCCAAGAAGATCCGTCTCCTTTCGACCTCGCTCGCCACCTACTCGGCTGCTCTCGAGGCCTACAAGAAGACCGAGAAGCACATCGAGCACGTCAAGACCGAGGAGGGTGACGAGGACGAAGACGAGGAAGAGGAGAAGGGCGAGGAGGACGAAGACGAGGAAGAGGAGGCCAAGGGCGCCGAGGACGAGAAGAAAGCCTCCGCTGCCAAGGGCGCCGAGGACGAGGAAAAGGCCTCCGCCAAGGCCGACGACTCGGACGATGACGACGATGACGATGACGAGGACGACGAGAAGGGCGCCAAGAAGGCAAAGGCGCTCGTCCAGTCGCTCACCGGTGAGAAGGGCGCGGCCGGTCGCGGGAAGCTCCGCGCTATGGTCATGCTCGCCGCGAAGGCTGTGGGGGATGTCGAGGCCCTCAAGAAGGACGCCAAGAGGCGCGAAAAGGCCGAGCTCATTGCGGGCGTGACCGGGAAATATTTCACGCCGAAAGAGGCGAAGGAGCTCGCCGCGATGCCCCTTAATGAGGTGCGCTCGCTCGTCGCGTTCGCCAAGAAGCGCGGGCCGATGGTCCACACCGAAGAGGGCACGCTCCTCGTGCCGAGGGACGCCAACGCCAAGCCCGGCACGGAAGAGAGCCTCCCGAAAGAGACGCGCGCCATGATCGATGCTGCGGTTTCTGCCGCGCACGGCGACAAGGAAAAGATCCGCGCCGAGCTCGTCGCGGCACACACCAAGGCCCGTGCAAACGGCGCTGCGACGGAAGGAAGGTACTGAGATGGCCGGCCTCACGCGAGACTGCAAACTCATCCGCTACGGGGAAGGGCACCGGGTCCGTGCGGACGGCATCGGTGCAAATCAGCAGCTCTACTCCGGCGCGGTCGCCCTGATCAGCGGATCTGGTGCGGTCACCGCCGGCTTTCTCAAGAACGCCGCGACGACGGGCACGGCCGATCTCGTTTTCGGCATGGTCGGCGACGCGATCGGCGCCTTCTCCACCGGTCCCGGTCTCCCGACGGGGACGACGGACGGCGAAGTCTGGGCCGAGGTTCTCACCGGAGCGTTTTTCTTCCAGAGCGGCACCGGCTCGGACCTTCTCTCCGCGGCGACGAACGGCAAGACCGTTTACTACGGCGGGGAGAACGAGAACGGCCCGATCGCCTGCGCCGTCATCGGCTCGCCCGCGCGACCCGTGCTCGGCATTCAGGAGCCGCAAGATCCAGGCATCGCGGGCGGTTCGAGCCCCGGGCCGAATTACTGGCCCATCACCGTTCGCCCCGACCTTGGGAGCCCCTGAACCATGATCACTCCCACCAACTACGCCGCTTGGATCACCACCGTCGATACGCGCATCGGCCAGATCTATTCCGAGATCATGGCCGGCGAGACGTACCCGCAGTGGTCAACCACGCTCACGATGGCCGGCTCGATCTTCACGATGGGTTGGACCGGGCGCATGCCGAAGGCGCGTCCCTGGTACGGCTCGCGCGTCGTGCACGAGCCCGCGCCGCAGACCTACTCGGTCGAGCCGATCCCCTACGAGCTCACCTACGCGATCGATCGGTTCAAGCTGGACGACTCGGACGTCAACGGGACGAGCATCTTCTGGCGCGAGCTTCCGGACATGGTGCGCCAGTGGCGTCTCCAGCCGGAATATGAGCTCCGTGACTTGCTCGAAGCGGCCGGCGTCCAGGGGACCGCGTTGCGGCAGAAGGGCCCGGATGGACTTCCGGCCTTCGACACCGCGCACCCGATCGACCTCTACAATCCGTCGCAGGACTTCGGGCCGCTCTTCTCGGACGGCACCTACTGCAACGATTTCATCGGCGGCGTGTCGAAGAACTCCGTGACGATCGGCGGCGCCCTCTCGCAGGGCTCTTTCGCGTCGCTCCTCGCCTACATGAAGATGATCCCCGCCGAGGACGGAGAGGTCTTGGGCGTCACGCCTGACGTGATGATGATCCCCTCGACGCTCGAGACCGAGGCGGACTACATCCTCAAAGCCGCCTACTGGGCCAATCCGACGTGGGGCGCGTTCTCGCCGCTCACGTCTCAGGTCGGCGCGGCGGACAACATGCTCCGCCGGATGGGCGTGCGCCCGCTCGTCAACCCGTACCTCCGCCACACGAAGAACTGGTATTTGCTCGACACCACGCACGCGAACAAGCCCCTCTTCTGGATCCAGCGCGAGGCCCCGCGCATCGTGCCGCGTCTGAACGAGAACGATCCGATCGTCTTCGATCAACACCGCTTCACGTGGGGAGGCTGGGACCGGATCACGCCTGCGTGGAATCTCGGTTGGCTCTACGCCAGGAGCGGCCCCGCGGCCTGAGGTCGAACATGGCCGGCCCCAACGGCGCCCCCTACGTCGAATACACCGACCTCTCTCAGTATCTGCCCACGCAGGTACTCAATCTCGCGACGGTGGCGCAGCAAATCCAGGCGTGCGCCGACGCGACGGACGAGGCGGACAGCTACATCCGCGGGCGGTACACGCTCCCCTTGCTCGACTGGGGGAGCGATCTCCGTCGCTACTCGGCCTACATTGCTCTGTACCTCCTCATGTCCGGCCCGATCGGGTGGGGTGCCACGGGCGGCAACCCGGACCAGAACATCACGACCAACTACTATCGCGCGGTCGGTTGGCCCGACCGCCCCGGCAGCGGGTGGTTCCCGTCGATCCAGCGGCAAGCCGTGCACCCGGACGTGACGCCCACGGTCCCCGTCGGCGCGGATGCGATCCACGACGCGCCGCAGGTCTCGTCCGAGCCTCGGCGCGGGTGGCAGATGATCCGCCGCGGGCGCAGCGTGATCGGGGGCTTCTGATGTCCAGCACGATCCAAGCCTCAACCTACGACTACGCGGTCCCTGTCTCGAAGTCTGACACCGTGGATGATCCCGCGGGTCCCTTCACCGGCTTGTACGTCTCCGCTTCGGGCACTCTGATCCTATACAATCAGAACGGCTTGAACTCGATCAATCCGATCACGATCGCGGCGATCGCGGGTACGTACATCTGTTGGCCCATCAAGCGCGTTGGTGCGAGCTCGGGCGCGACGGTCCTCGGCCTCGTTTCGCCGATCGTGAAACAGGGATCGTGATGGGACTCGAGGGCGACATCGGACAGCTCACACGGCTCGGCGAACGCCTTGCCGAGCTGGCCGAGGTGCCCTCGCGCACCGCGCGCGCCGCATCCGAGGCCATCGAAGCGGAGATTCAAGACGAGTTCGACCAAGGCCACGACCCGTACGAGGAGCCTTGGAAACCCCTCGCGCCCGCGACGGTCGCTCGAGGGCGCTCGGCCCCGCCGCTGACCGATACGGGCGCCATGCGCGACAGCTTGCGCGTGAAGCCCCTCGCGGGCGCGGGTATCGGCGTGACCATCGACCATCCCGCAGGGCCTCACCAGACGGGGTGGGAAGGGCGCCAGGGCTCCGGGCCGGCGCGGCCCATCCTGCCTGCGCGCGGCGAGCTCCCTGACGCCTGGATCGAGATCCTCGAGCGCACGGCCGAGGCCGAGTTCCGCAAGGGGGTCGAGCGGCGATGATCGGCGCCTTCGTCTCGATCCTGAGCCTCAACCTCACGCTCACGCTCGTGCAGGACTGGAACGTCGTTTACAAGACGCTCCCGATCACGAACGTGACGGCGACGACCCCGATCGTGGTCGAGTGCTTGGCGCATGGTATCCCTCTCGCGAGCCGGATCCACGGCGTGATCACGGACGTGGCGGGCACGACCGAGGCGAATGACCTCTGGGTCCTGACGCCGCTCGACGCCGACACGTTCGCGCTGTCAACCTTCGACGCGCAGGGCAACCCCGTCCCGTCCGTCGGCGTGAACGCCTACACGGGCGGAGGCCAGGTGCAATGGGCCTTCCCCGACGGCCAGATCCTCTTGGGTCGGCGGAACAAGATGCTTGCGACGATGGTCGCGACGCCGCGCATTGTTTTTATTCCCACGACCGGCAAGGCGTGGTCGTTCGAGACCTACGGCGGCGCGGATCCGAGCATCACGCCCAACCCCCGTACCCCGACCGCGCGCGGGAGCGCGGAACAGCAGGCCGAGACGAGCGAACCGCAGCTCGCGACCGAGCTCCTGACGTTCGAAGTTTTCGTGAACGGCTCAGCGCCGAATTACGGCGCGTCCGGCGTCGATCCGGACTTCGCCGACTTCGACGCGACGCAAGCGATCGTCCACGCCCTGTACGCGGAGTTGTTCGACGCCGTGGGCGGGCTCCCGCGTGCGAAGATCCTTCAAGAGTCGTGGCCGTCGCAGCTCGAGAGTCAAGGTGCTATGACTCAGCGCGGCCAGCAGTGGCGTGGCATCCTGGAAGTCCAGATGCCCGTGCGGAAGAAGCCGATCACGTTCGTGCCGATCGGTACCAGCGGGGAGATCATCGTCCAGCCCGCACACCCCTTGGTCCCCGACGACCTCACCACGATCGATATCCCCGGGAGCTGAACCATGCCTCTTCCGATCCCGTTCGTCACTATCGATGTCGTGGACAATGGCGCCTCTGCGGCGCTCTCGGTCCCGCAGGCCAACGTACAGCTCAAAGTGGGCGTCGCGGTCGGCGGCACGCCGAATCAGCCGTTCGCCACGACCAACCCCCAGACGTTGCAAGGCCAGTTCATCGGCGGGCCGTTGGTCGAAGCCGGCGGGCTCGTTTGCCAGTCCGGCAACGTGTGTGTTGCGGTCTCGTGCCCCATCGTGACCAAGGGCATGGCAACGGGCGTGGTCGCCACGGTGCCGGGCGGGTCGAGCTCGACGGTCACGGTCACCCTCGATTCGACCAATGGTGCGTGGGATCGCTATTTCGTCAAGGTCCGGTGCCTCACGGGCGGTACCATCGCGACGCCTGGGATCGTGATCCAGGTGAGCCTCGATGCGGGTCGAAATTTCGGCTCGCCGATCTCGCTCGGCACGGCGACCACGCTCTACCTCGGCCAGGGCTCGCTCGCGACGCCCGCGGTCGGCGGGACGGGGATGTCGCTCAACTTCGGCGGCGGGACGATGTTCGCCGGCGACTACTGGACCTTCTCCACGTCCGCCCCCACGTGGGACGACTCGGGCGTGCAGGCCGCGCTCGCTGCCTACTTCGCATCGCAGTTCGCGATCCAGGGCGTTGGTTCGGTGCACATCGTCGGCGCCTGCTCGGGTACGAGTGACATCGCGGACATTCAGACGTCACTTCAGACGGGTACCAACGGCTTCGTCTACCAGCGCGCGATCGTGGAGCTGGACGATGCCCTCAACCCCGTCGCGTGGGGTGGCTCGGGCGAGACCGAGGCAGCGTGGATTACGCGCCTCGCGACGTTCGTTTCGGGCGACACGGCGCAACCGCGGGTGAGCGCGGACGGGGGTTACTACAACATGCCCTCGGCCTTCGCGAACCAAGCTGGAGGCCTCCCCGCGTACCGCCGTCCGCTCGCGTGGGCGCATGCGGTACGCCGGACGCAGATCCCGCTCCAGCGGCGTGCGGGGCGCGTGAAAGACGGCCCCTACTCCAACATCGTGGTCAACCCCAACGCCGACGCGGCTGACGGGTTCATCTACCATGACGAGCGCGTGGTGCAGGGCTTGAACGCCGCGCGCATCGGTGCGGCGCTCACGTGGCCCAAGAAGGGCGCCGGTTTCTTCCAGTGCCAAGAGCCGCTCTTGTCCGCACCGGGGTCGCAGTTCATCGAGCTCGCGATCGGCAACGTCCTCGACGTGGCGTGCGACATCGGATACGCGACCGGCGTCGAGGAAGTCTCGGACGACCTCCAGACGCAGAAGAACGGAACCTTGGATCCGGTGGCGCTCAACACCTTCCAGGGCGCGATCCAGGGCGCCCTCGTACAGGGCATGGTGCAAACCCCCCTCGTCTCGGCCGTGACGGCCACCGTCAGCCCGACCCAGAACGTCGTCGCGACCGGGGTCGTCCCGGTCGTGATCACCGTCTTCCCTCGTGGGTACGTGAACGGCGTCAGCGAAACGATCAACCTCTCGAACGGGAGCTAGCACATGGCCGCCCAGATCACTCCCATTCAGGTTCCGCTGACCAACGGCGTGATCCGTTCGTTCGGTCACGTGCGGCTACAGATCGCCGGCCTCGAGTTCACCGGGGGCTTCAAGTCGATCAAGCGCTCTCGCAAGCGTGAGCGCGAGCTGCCCTACTCGAACTCCCCCGACCCGATCGGCAAGACGCTGGGGGAGAACAAGTACGAATGCTCCGCGGTCGTCTACTATGACTGGTGGTCGAACCTCTTGCTCACGGTCAAGCAAGAGCTTGGACCGGGCTACGGCGATCAACCCTTCACGATCTTCATCTCGTACGTGGGGAAGAACTTGACCACGTACACGGACGAGGTGCGGAACTGCACCTTCGATTCGACGACGGCCGACGACCAGGCCGGGACCGCGGCGCTCACGCGCGAGATCGACTTCAATCCCACGAAGATTTTGTTCAACGGCATCGACGACCTCGAGGATCCCCTGGTCGCGCCGCCGCAGTAGCGCTACCATCCGGTCAGGGCTAGCGGAGAGACCCTCCCGGCCCGGGCCGACCGCGCGCGCCGCCGTGATGGAATCGGCCCTTTCTCGAACCCGGGAGAGGGCACGATGCGCACGGATGAACAGCTTGAAGCGTTGCGGACGCGGTACAACGGCAAGATCGGGTCGGTCGAGTACAACGGGCACGAGCTCGTTTTTTGCCGCCCGACGCGCGACCAGGCGCGCGAGTACCGTCGCAAGATGGAATCCGCGGTCGAGAAGATGGACGCGCTCGACCAACTGGCCCAGGTGACGATCATCGCCTTCGATGCCGAGGAAGATCGCATCGCGGCGCGGACGACCTTCACGACGCTCTTTCTCGAGCGCTACCCGCTTGCGACGTCGAATCCCAAGCTCACGATCTGCCTCTCGGCGCTCGCGGGGCTTGTGGAAGAGGAGCACGAGCAAGACCTGGGAAAAGGCGTGAGGATCAAAGGTCCGCCCCGCGAACCTTCGGCGAGGGCCTAGAAGAGTGGTTGCGGTGCATCGTGCACGACAGGCCCATGACATCGGAGGGCAGCGCGGCGGGTGAGTGGCTAGCGGAGACGGTGATCGGTCAAAGGTTGTTTTGGGAGAACCTAAGGAACAAGTAGAATGGCCAGCACGGCGACAGCTGCTTTCGCGCTCACCCTGGAGGACGCGTTCTCCCCCAAGGCGAGGCAAGCCGACTACGCCGCCAAGGCCCTTTCCTCCACCCTCTCCAAAGCCAAGACCGAGCTCGCGGGCTACCAGGCGCAGCTCTCGCTCGCGAAGGATCTCGGCGACGTCTCGGGGCATCAGAAGTACTCGGCTCTCGTCCAGCAGAGCAAAGAGAAGGTCTTCAACCTCTCGCAGAGCCTCGAGGGCGCTTCGTCCGGGCTCGGGTCGGGCGCGTCGGCCGCGGGCGGATACGCGATCGCTCTCGGTGCCGTCGTGGCCGCTGCGGTCGCGGCGAAGGCTGCGATCTCGGCCTTGGTCGACGTCACGGAAAGCCTCGTGGTCAAGAGCCTCGAGGTCGTCAACACGAATCAGTTGCTCGTCGCGCAATTCGAAGCGCTCGGCGAGCAAGGCCCCGGGAGCGGAGATAAGACGCTCGCGATGCTGGACGAGCTTTCGTTGAAGCTCCCCCAGTCGCGCGAGCAACTTGCGCAGTGGACGCGCCAGATCGAGAAGATGGGCATCACGGATCTAACGCAGATCCGATCGGAGCTCCTGGCGACCGCGAGTGCGCAAGCTGTGCTCGGCGAAGGTGGCGCGGAGGCCTACGAGAAGATCACCCGCAAGGTGACCAACGCGATCGAAGCGCACGGCAAGCTCAAGATCACGAGCAAGGAACTGACGCGCACCATCGGTGCGGGCCTCTCGGGTGAGGTCGCCGCCAAGATGGGGATGTCCCTCGAGAAGCTCGAAATCGGGCTGAAGGCGGGCACCGTCGACGCGCAGAAGTTCGGCGATGCGCTCCGCGACACCATGATCGAAAAGGGCAAGGGCCCGCTTGACGTGATGTCCAACTCGCTCGGCGCGCTCAAAACGAAGGCGGGCGAGACGATCGCGCATTTCTTCGACGGCATCGACACCGCGCCCTTGACCGAAGCGCTGCGTGGCCTGATCGCGCTCGGCGATCAGGGTGAGCCCAGCGGCCAGTCGATGAAGCTTGGCATCACCGGCGCGATGAATGCGATCATTCGCCTGATCGGTCACGGCATCACGGAAGCCGAAGTGTTCTTCCTCGAATTGGAGGTCGGCGCGCTGTCGGCGTACGTCGCGTTGAAGCCCATCATCTCCGCGATCGGGAAGATCGTCGACGGCATGAGCGCGATCGGCGGTGCGGTGGGTACCTTGACCGGCAAGGGCGCGACGGCGGTCGGCGGCGCGATGGGTGTCGACCCTGCGACGGCGAAAGCCTCGGGCGATCAGATCGGGCAACAGGCGTTGTTCGGCTTCGCGGGACCGATCGCCCAGATGTCGAACCTCGTGGGCCAGATGGCGGGCGACTTCGCCAACGCGAAGGCCCTCGCGCTGGCCCAGCAGAGCGGCGTGCAAATCGGCCAGGCCACGGTCGCCGGGATGCGCGAGGGCGTGGGCGCACACAGCCCGAGCGTCGAAGCGATGCGCATCGGCATGAACGTCGGCGAAGGTCTCGGGATGGGCATGGAACAGAGCACCGCGCCCGCGCACGCCGCGCGTACCATCTCAAGCAACGCCCTCGGCGGGCTCCAAGGTGGCGCGGCGCTCGGCGGCGCGGGCGCGCAGGGTGGGGACACGAACACGATCGGGCCGATCCACATTTCGATCACCGCGCCCGAGGGCGTGACCGACGCGCAGGCGATCAGCGTCTCGGCGCTCTCCACGGTACTCGAGCGCTACCAGATTTCGAGCGGACGATGAGCGCACCGAGCCCCACCGTCGACCCGATCAAGAATGCGAGCCTTTGGCACAAGTTCCAGCTGAAAGGCATCGACTCGCCCGGGACCATCCCCAAGGGCGGCCACAAGGGCTTCAAGCGCGCGACGGGATGGGACGAGAAGAAGGGCAAGGGCACCCAGGGCGCGACGTTGACTTTGACGTCGCAGCCCCCGGCGAAGGGTACTTTCGTCCTCCAGTTGTTCACCGTGCAGGACTTCGCCGATTGGGACAACTTCGTTTCGCAGGTGCTCTCGATCGACCCGAAACAGCAGCAAGCCGCGGGGCTGTCGATCTACCATCCGTCGCTGTCGTCGATCGGGGTCACTACGGTGGTCGTGGCGCACTACACCGCGCCCTCGCACAAGGGCAAAGGCCTCTATGAGGTCGAGATCGACCTCATCGAGTGGCAGCAACCGCCCCCGGTCAACGTCACCTCGACGCCCAGCACGACCGCGCCCGACGGCGGCACGGGCGGGCCCACGCCTCCGCCTGACCCGCGCATCGCGGCGTTGCAACAGCAGATCGCCCTCTTGACGAAAGCGGCTCAGGCGCCGTGAGCTACTTTGCCTCATGTGCTGGCCAGCAGATCGTCGCGGGCGAGCTGACGATCCCCTTGATCGGGGCGTGGGTGGCGGACTTCACGTTGGCCTCACAACAACAGGTCTCAGGCCCCGTCGAGGTCGTGATCGGCAACCTCACCTTGCAGGGCACCGTCTACCGCTCGGAGTTCTATGGCGGTCAGGTGCGCGCTCGCGTGGTCGGCGGAGCGGGCGGGTGGCGCACGCAGATCCCTGCGCAGGGCTACGGGAACGGCAACGGCTTGCAGCTCTCCACGGTGCTGAACGACCTCGCGAGCGCGGTCGGCGAGCGCATGAACGTCGTCGCGGACACGAACATCGGCAACGCCTTCGCTCGCGTCGCCTTCGGTACCTCGGTCGCCAGCGATGTCCTCTGGCAAATGCTGCAACTCGGGTTCATCACCGGGTGGTATGTCGACCCCGCGGGCGTGACGCAGGCTGGCCCGTGGCCCTCCACGTCGGTCTCGTCTGCCTTCACCGTGACCGATCAGAAGCCCGACGCGGGCATCATCGAAATCGCCACGGAAGACTACCTCTCTTGGTTGCCCGGGCTCACGTTCACCGCGCCGCAGCTCAATGGCTCGTACACGTCGGCGGGGGTGCACTACACCTGGGACAACGATGGCAAGTTCCGCTTCCAGGTCTTCACGCAAAGCGCCGCGGGACAAGATCGCGTGCTCGGGCCGTTCCAGCAGTTGATCCAGAAGGAACTTTCGCCGGCGCGGTTCTTCGGCCGCTACGAGTACGTGATCCACAACCCCTCAGCCGAGACCATCGACGGCGCGCCGGTGGACACGGGTCTAGGCCTCCCGGAGCTCACCAAGGTCCCGCTCACGGGTGACGCGCTCGCGTCGTACACGCCGCCCGACGGCGGCAAGGCGCACGTGATGTTCCTCGACGGCAAGCCCACGAAGCCGGTTTGCGTGTGGACCGAGGCCGGGGCGCTGAATGGACCGACGGACGTCGTGATCGGCCCGCAGGGCAAGGGCGCGAACAACGTCGCGCGCGTGACCGATACCGTGGTCGTGTTGTTCCCGCCGCTCATGCAAGTCGCTGGCGTGCTCTCGGGCGCGCCGTTCGTCGGCGTGCTGACGATCACTACACCCGCCATCGGCGCGATCCAGACCGGGAGCTCCGTCGTCAAGGCGGCGCAAAGCGGCTGATGGCACTCGCGTACAAAAGCACGGTGCCTCTGAAGGGACTCGCGGTCCCGATCTTCGGCTTCTTCCTCAGCGTGTTGTTCGAGTTGTCTCTTCAGTTGACCGCGCTCTTGAAGTTGTCCCTGTCGCTGGGGATCTCCCTCACGCTCCCAACCATCGCGATCTCTCTGGCCCTCGTGGCGGCGTTGGTCATTCAGTTCGATATCGCTCTCGGCTTCTCCCTGCCGAGCCTGATCCTGGACTTCGCCATCGCGATCGACTTCGAGCTCATCTTGACGCTCGGCCTCATCGCCACGCTCGAGGCCTTGATCGCGGCGATCATCGACGCGTCCCTGGTCGCCTACGGGTGGTTTGGCTCGGCGGCGGATCTCGGCTCGGCGCTGACGTCGCAGCTCGCCGACACGTGGCCCGATGGCACCGACAGCACATCAGACGTCACCGTGGTCCTGTTCGTCGCCACGGTGTCCGGGCCCTTCGCGCCGGATCAGGTCGAGTCGCTCTCCACGATGCCCAAGCCCGACCCGCCCCCGGCGCCGCAACATCCCCCGCCGCCCGATGGCGCGTACCCGCCCCCGCAGGCGTACACGAACGGCCTCGCGAGCGTGGTGATCTCTCCACCGTCTGATCCGCATGGCACGCAGGCGACGGGCTCGGTCACCGTCGACGACTCGGTTTCGATCGGCATCGGGGCCATCACCGACATCTCGATCGGCTCACATGGGACCGGCTACACGTCGCCCCCGACGGTGCAGGTCACGGACACCGCGGACATCGTGGCGATCACGGCGGGCTCTCCGGTGATCCTCACCCTGCCACGGCCACTCACCATCCCCATCGGCCAGGGATTGGCGGTCACCGTGGGTGACGTGACGCCGAAGGATCTGAACGGCCAGCACTTCGCGAAGGTCACGGCCCCGACCACCGTCGAGCTCTACTCTGACGCGGCGTTCTCCCACCCGGTCTCGGGCTCCGGCACGGGCGGCACGGTCACGGGTAGCGGTCAGGGCGCGGCCGCGCTCGTCACGATGGGTGGCGGGGCACAGCAGGCCTTGAAGACCTTCTTTGACGGGATGCTCTGGCCCAACGTACCGAACACCCTGATCGGCAAGGTGCTGACATTCCGGGCCATGCTCGCGACGATCTTCAACCTCATGATCGACCTCGACGGCAACCTGAACGCTCGCGCGAACCTGCTCGGGTCGATCAAGCTGAACGTCGGGATCCTGCCGCCGAGCATCTCGGCCTCGCTCGAGCTTTTGGCCAAGATCGCGATCAACCTACGCGCCAACCTCGAGGTGGCGTTGCCCGATCTGACCATCGCGCTCGCAGCGTCCCTTGACGCGCAGATTTCGGCGATCGCTGACCTCGTGGCGAAGATTGGTTTCTTCCTCGGTATGGGCAGTGCCAACCTCGAGATCTGGGAGTACACCGGCCCGGGTTCGGGGCTCGGCGCGGCGATCGCATCGGGCCCGGGCACGCGCGGCTGGCGCGACCTGACGCCAGCGACTACGCCCGTCGTCGCGGGCATCTTCGGCTTGACCAACCCTGCGAGCGCTACGGCGTTTCGCACCTTCTTCCCGGGGGCATGATGCCGAGCTCGAACGCGATCAACTTCGGCACCTGCTGGGGGACTCCCAACGGACAAGACCTGTCCATGCCGAGCTACATGGCGACGGGGAACCAAGTCGTCGCGGAGTCGATCCTCCGCCGCTGGACGACCTCGCCCGGTGAGTTGATCGACGATCCCAACTACGGCTACAACGTGATGGATCTCGTGTCCGCCGACCTCGGGGTCAAGGACATCGCCTACGCACAGCAACAGCTGGCGCAAGAGGCGCAGAAAGACGAGCGCGTCTTGTCCGCCACGGTCAAGGTGGTACTCACCGCGGCGGGGTTCCTGACCATCACCGCGACGATCGTCACCGCTGCGGGGCCTTTTCAGTTGGTCGTCGCCGTCACCGCGGTGTCTGTTAGCCTGCTCTTGGTGCAACCGTGACCGTCCAGTTGACCGTTCCTCAGTTGTTCCTGCCCGCTCCCTCGGGCGTCGGGCCGTTCGGTAATGTCCCCATGGTCCCGCCTGCGGGGACGTGGCTCGGGCGCATGCTGGACGTGGCGGCGCAGGTGCAGTTGCCCACGACGGCGTGGCAGAGCGGCTCGCCGGAACGCACCATCTTCGCCGCTGAAGCGGTGCTCTTCTCGGTCTCGGACGCGCAGATCTCTCGGTTCGCGCAAAGCGGCTTCCTCCAACCTGCGGCGTCGGGGACGGTGACCTACGTCGCGGTGGACGGCACGCAGGTGACGATCCCCGTCACCCCGGACCCGAGCAACAAAGCCCAGAACCCTACGGGCCAGCTCGGCTACCTCGACGCCCTCACGGAGAACCTCTACGCCACGCCACGCTTGGCGGAGACCTTCGCGAGCGGCCCCCTCGCCATCGCCAAGACCACTTCGGGATCGGCGGGGCCCTTCGCCCCGGGCGCGTACCACGTCGCGAGCGTGCTCGGTTCGGCGTACCACAACCTCGCGAGCCTCACGATCACGAGCGGCATCATCGGCGGCGGGGGCGGGTCGATCGTGGCGGTCACCCCGGGGATCAACTCCACGATCATCGGCACGGCGGCACCCCACGGCGTCGCAGCGGGCGACACGGTGTACGTCACGATCCCCCAGACGAGTGGCATCGCGGGGCTCACCGGGACGTTCGCGACGGTCACCAGCGTGACGACCACCACGATGCAACTCTCGATCGGCTCGAGCGGTACGTACACGGGATCGGGCGGGAGCCTCTTCACGTGCGTCATCGCCAACATGCAAGCCGACGTCGCGGGTACGGGATCGAGCGCGGGCCCCGGCCAGGTCTCGATCGCCGTCACCCAGAACGTCGGCGTGTTCGTCTCCAACGTGGTCGCGTGGGCTGGCGCGGGGTGGGAATCGAATCAAGCGCTCGTGCGCCGGTCGCTCTTGTCCCTCGCCTCGCGCTCGCCCAACGGCCCCTCGCAGGCGTACGTCTACTTCGCCGAGAGCGCCGTCCCTCTCCTGGCCGAGCAGGTGCCGCCCTACGTCTTGACCAATGGCCCCGTGCGCGCGACGGCGGTCAGCGTGCCGATGACGGGCGTCGTCTATACCGTGGTGGCGAGCGCTTCGCCTCTCGGCACCGCGCTCGGAGAGAACGTCACCCCGGGCGTGGCGCAGCTGCCGATTTCGTCGATCTCGAACACCAACCCGGCGGTTGTCACCTGCACGGCCCCGACGAGCCTCGCGCCCGGGCAGAGCATGACCGTGACGATCTCGGGCGCGCTCGGCATCGCGGGCGTCAACGGCACCTTCACGGGCACCTACACCGCGGCCAACGCCTTCTCTATCCCGCTCGACACGACCGCATCGGGCGCGTACACGGGCGGGGGTTCGGTCGAAGGTGGCGACCTCGGCCAGATCGACGCGCTCCTGCAACGCAACGTCGTGCCGGACAACACCACGGCGATCACGGCCTCGGCGGTCGCGCTCCCGATCGTGGTTGTGGCGACCGTGATCGTCCCGCAAGCCTACGTCGCGTCCTACTCGCTCGCGGTGTCGGCGCAGCTCGCGGCGCAAATCGCCTCGTACGAGGTGGGCGGCAACGCGCCGAACTTCGAGGTCGCGTATGACGACATCGTGGGCGCCTTGACCGAAGCCGGCGTGCAGGTGCTTGGTCAGGCTTCGATCGTCCGCGAAGTGCAGAGCCTCTCGATCAACGGTGGCGGGGTCGGCGTCGGCGTGCCTTTCCCGAGCCCGTTCTACGAGGCGATCCTGGTCACGCCTTCGATCGGTGTGGTGGGGATCTGATGTCGCAGCTCCCCGGCGACCAGTTCCGGAGCGGGTTCTATTCATTCGTTCCGCCGTGGCTCCGCACGGGCAACGGCGAGCGGTACATGTACACGCTCGAGCTCATGCGCGATCTCTTGATGGAGAAGGCAAATCAGGCTCGGCTGATCCGCCTGCCGGGCCAAGGGGACATCTCCCAAAAGCCCTTTTTGGCCTTCGATCGCCAACTCCTACAGGGCCCGCGCGAGGCCGATGGTCCGTTCCTCCAGCGCATCGCGAACGCCTTTGACACGTGGAACCACGCGGGCGCGGCCGATGCGGTGCTGAAGCAACTCCAGATCTACGCGCAGGGCTACCAGTCGGTGGACCTGCCGCAGTTCGTGATCGTCTCGAACCCCCGCACGCTCGAGAACGGCGACACGGTGGTGTCATGGTGGACGGTCGATTACGACGATCCGATCGGCGCAGAACCGCTCCTTTCGAATACGGTTGCGAGTATCGCTATGCCCGTTGATTTCACCTGGGATGATGGGCCCGGGACGTGGCGTAACTGGCTCGTGGTCTATCAGTACCTCGACGCGCCGACGTCGACGGGTTCGAGCGCGGCGATCACCACGGCGGGCGGCGGGAGCTTCGTCGAGGACGACCTCGGTCACAACGTCGGCGGGGTGTGGGTCCCCAAGACTTCGGGCACGCCGGTGAACGCTCCTTTCCTCACCGTGACCGGCCTGACCGGGCTCGCGCTCGAGAACATCGGGAGCATGCTCACCGTCTCGGGCTCGGCGCATCCGACGAACAACGGCACTTTTCAGATTGTCGACGTGCTCTCGGCCACGTCTTGCGTGATCGCCAACCCCGTGGGCGTGGCGGCCGATGCTGGCCCGCTGACGTGGGCCGTGGCCTCGTACCCCTGGATCCCCCCGGGCCTTGCGTTCGGCTCGCCTGGCCAAGTCTGGGGCGCGGGGGAAGGCCTCGCGCCGCCCATCGACTTGGGATCGAACCGCGGCGGTGTGTGGCAGCCGACGGAGCTCGCGAGCGCGGGCGCGCAACCTCTCTACTCCTGGGGCCTCCAGATCAACTCCCTCGAGATCCAGACCATCCGCGGGCTCGTCAAGACGTGGAAGAGCGCGGGGACGTACTACCCGAACATCATCATTTGTTACGACGGACCGCAAGGCGCATACAACCGCACGCATCATGCCGGATCGGGTAACCCTGACGGCACCTTTGGCGATATCGGCACTTTGGTTGCCGGGGTATGGGTCCCGACGCGGCTTATCTACTCGAATCTAGATTGCTACTGTCAAGGCACGGGTCGCGCGGCCGCGTGTAGTTTGGAGAATGTTACGTGAGCCTCCCCATCTCCGGCGACCAAGCGCAAGTCACGACCCCCCTCGGGGCGAACATCGTCGGGACGGCCGCCAATGGCAGCGGTGAGATCCGCGTCCAGACCTTCGCGCCGCATCTCTTCGCGACCGGCGATTACGTGCATATCGTGACCGTCACGGGCACGATTATCGACGTCTACTCGAACATCGTCGTCATCGACGCGACGCACTTCGACCTCCCCGGCTCCGTGTGGATCAACACGCAGACGGGCACGGCGACCGATTTCAGCCTGACGCCGCAGATCCAGGTGCCCACGGACGGCGACACGGCGTCCCTCCAGTTGTCCGGCATGCTCTCGGCTCTGCAAGCGCTCGCGAGTCGCACGCAGGCGCTTGCGCAGAGGCAGAAGCAAGCGAGCTCGCAAATCCTCTTCGTCACCGCGACGAGCACGATCGTCGTCCCGGAGTGGGTGACGCACTTCCTGATCCTCGGTTGCGGCGGCGGGGGTGGCGGGGGTGGCGGCATGGGTGGCCTCGACGGCACGGATCTGAATCAGTACTCGAGCGGCGGCGGGGGTGGCGGGGCCGAGCTCGGGTGTGTGCTCGTACCGAAGTTCGCCACGACCAAGCTGACCGTGACGATCGGCACCGGTGGCGCGGGCGGTGCGGGCAGCGCGCACGCTCCGGTGCCGGCCGACGCGGTGTCCGGCGACCAGGGCACCGATACGACGGTGGTCTACACGAACGGCTCACACGCGGGTCAGAACGCCGCGCTCTTCTCCGGCGCGCCCGGGGGCGGCGGGGGCTCGAACGAAGAGGCCTCGACGGCGGCGGGCGACGCGAAAGTGGTTTTCACGCCCGGTGGCGGGCGCGGGCCGGGAGGCCTCTTCCGTCGCGGATTGCTGTCGAAGCGCTCCCAAACGGGCCCCGGGCCCCAGCAGATTTACAACGTGATCAACACGGCCGGCACCTTGTCGGTCATCTCGGGCGCCTGGAACGTCCGTGTTTACGAGGACCCTGTGGGGCAAAGGGCATTCTCCGAAGGCGGGGCCTCCGTGGCCCACGTCAACGCCACCTACGCCAACGCGATTTCCTACGAGGGTGCGCCGAGCATCGGCGGCCAGCTCGGGGGCGCCAGGGGCGCCAGGGGCACCACGGACGGCTCTTGGCCGGGCGGCGCGGGCGGAGGTGGCGGTGGGGGCGGAGCCTTCGGCGCGGGCGGGGACGGGGCTCCCGGTGGCGGCGGGTCGAGCGTCGCGGGGGGCGGGTCTGGAGGCTTCGGCTTCGCCGGGGCCGCGAACACCGGCGGCGGAGGTGGCGGAGGTGGCGGCGGCGGGAGCGGTTTCACCGTGGGCGGAGACGGCCACGACGGCGGCGCGGGCGGTTCCGGCCAGGTGTGCATCGTGTTCATCGCGGCACCGTAGGGAGTAATCATGACCTCGTGGATTGACGCGTTTTTCGGTGGATACAACACCGTCCAATCGGACGGCTCACCCGTGTTCCAGCGCCCGACGGTCAACTACATTGGCGCGACGGTCACGGACGACCCGATCACGAAGGTCACGACGGTCACGATCCCGGCGCCGTCTCCCGGATCTCCGCAGGTCAATGCCAAGCTCGTCGCCACGTTGAACATCACCCTTAGCGGGACCCAGACCATCGACGGCGTGAGCGCCGTTGTGGATGACGTGGTGCTCGTCGCGGGACAGACCGCGGCCGCGGAGAACGGCCTCCGCAAGGTTGCCGCGGGGATCTGGCCCCGGACGACGGACACTCTCACCCGAGGGATGGCCGTCTACATCCAGCAGGGCACGACGAACGGCGGCGCGACGTTCACTCTTTTGGGATCCGGGCCGATCGTCCCCGACACGACGCCGCTTGTGTTCCAGAACCTGAACGATGAATTCGACATCCGGAAGTTCGGCGCCGTACAGGGGAGCGATATCGGTCCGGCCCTTCGACTGGCGCGCGACGCCGCCGAGAATGTAGGTCGCGGCACCATCCTACTCCCCCACGGCACGTGGGATTTGCTGACGAGCGAGACTCGTCAGCAGGCGATCGCGGGCGTCGTCATTGGCAGCGATAATATCAACATTCTCGGCCCCGGTCGCGGGCGGTGCTTCCTCCAGATGAACCAAGCCACTCCGGGCGTGGCGTTCATCCCGATCTGTTTCCAAAAGCAAGGGGTCAGCGATCTCGAGCCGCAAGAGATCAAAAACGTAGGCGTCGACGGCTTCACCCTGCACTGGCTCGTCGCAGGGCCCCAAGACTCGGGCACAGTACAATTCAACCGATGCACGAACGTGCACGTCGCGGTGGACATCCTCGCCAACGGAACGGGGATGAACAACAGCCTAACGGACGGCATCGCGTGCGCTTGGCATTGCCGTAACGTCTACCTCGATAACATCGTTGTTGACGGGATTTCCAAGTCCGGGATCTACCTGTCTTGGTGCCAAGACGTTCGCGGCGCCGTCATCGTGCGCAACGGCAAAAATACCGTACTGAACCCGATCCCCGGCGTCGGAATCGGTGGCGCATTCGACGTCGAGCTCGGGGTGAATTGCTACGGCATGGACGGCCCCGGCGTCGATATCGCCGTTATCCAGGGCCACAACGCGACGATCGGGACGGTCTCGAATCAGACCCATTTCACCGTCTCTTTCCCGGTGCCGACCGGTCCGATGCTGGCGGCCGTTCTCGGCATCGTCGATACCACGACGACGCACACCGGCGAGGTGCTCGACGTCGCTAGTGTCTCGTCTAGCGATGGCGGGAACACCTATTCGATCGTGCTGAACGTGGCGCCGCAGATTACGCTCGTCGGCGGCGCTCCCATCTTCTATGGCTGCGTTCCGGCCCGCGCGGTGAAGATCCGAGGCAGCTCGCATAACAACGGCGAAGAAGGTGTCGTGTTCGCCACGTCGACGCCAGGCATCGTCTCGCGCGATATCACCCTCGAGATGGTCATTCACGACAACGGCCAAGGGGGCGCCTTCGCCGGGATCAATGCGCTGGCGGTCAACGGTCTCGTTCTCGATGTCGTGGCGTACAACAATCCGGCCGGCGTGATCGTACAAGACATCGGAGCCGGCGTTGGGGTAGAGAATCAAACTACCAACGTCACGATCCCGTCGAGCGCTAGGATCATCGACAACGCCACGATCGGTCTCAGCATCGGTGCTGTCCTGAACTTGGCGATCGCCGACGGGTTCACGGTTGCGCGCACCTTGACGTCGCTTCAAGCCACCGGGATCCAGTTCACGAAACAGGATGTTGTCACGACCGCCAAGCGCCCCGCGGGCATCCGCATTGGTCGCATCGGGCACGCCGGATACTCGGGGTCGATCTTCGATTATCCCAACGGCACGGCCGACGCACCGAACGACGGCGGTTCGATCTACGAGATCGATTTCACCGGTTCGCCAGAGTCCGCCTACCTGGCGCCGATTGGATCGAAGTTCGTCGATCGGACGAGTGGTCAGCACTACATCAAGTCGACGGCGGGGACGTCAAATACCGGTTGGGTCCGCGTCATGCGCGACAACGACCCGACGATCATCACCCCGATCGTGGAGAACACTGCTGGGGCACTGGAGCTCTTTGCCCATGTGGGTAGCAACGTATTCGTTGGCACCGACGATACCACGCTCTATTGGGGCATGGGAGCGGGAGGGGAGATCCGAAACTTCTCGATCACGACGTACATCGAGACTCAAACGCCTACGCTCACGATCACGCAGCGCACGACCGACAATCCCACGCACAACTGGTCGTTCTCTGGTCAGGTGCCATTCGCCAGCGCGACCGGCACGAACCGTGACGGCGGGGGGTTCGATTTCCTGACTGCCGTTCCAGTCTCAGGGGGTGTGAAGGGTTCTTTTCGCATCCGATACAACGGCACCACGTATTTCGAAGTCCAGGGCGATGCGATCGCGTGGTTCAACGGGACGCCCGTCACGAAACAGACCGTGACCGGATCGCTGTCGACGGTTGTGGATCCCGCAGCAAAGGCTGTATTGACGAGTATCATTGCCGCATTTGCAGGTGCATCAGGTTACAACCTAATTACAGATGGGACGATGTGACCATTCCGATCCGCACCCATTCTCCTCTTTTGGAGATGTTCGACTTCACGACCGCTACGGTCACGAATGGCGTATTTGCCCTCCCGTCATGGCTTGCGATCGCATGCGCGACGACGGGGCGGACGATCCAGACCAGCGCGACGACGGTACGCACCGGCCTTGGTGCCAACGCGGCGCGCGCCCGCAGCGTCGACGGTGTGGCGTTCGGCTTGTCGGTCGAGGCCTCACTGGTGAACCACGTCGCATCGCTCGACACGATTTCGGCGATTTGGGCTTTCGCGAATAGCGCGGCGCTAGGCGCCGGGACGCTCGCCGGGCCCGATGGTTCTACAGCGCATGAGCTCACGTGGACGACGGCCAATTTTTCGGTGGGCGCACCTGCTGCGGCAGGGTTCTCGGTCGTCGGCGCGGGGCTACCGGCGCGCGCATCGATCTGGGCGCAAGGTGACGTGAGCACATCGATCCAGAGCTATGATTCAGCATCGGCCGCGTGGACTACGACGCTGGCGATTTCGGCAAGCGCTTGGTCACGTATCGATTCTGGC